AGCAAACAGAAAAGCAATGCGATTCTGAATGCACAAGAGCGGAAAGGAGAGGTACGAACCCATCTGCTGTCCCACGGTGGCGCAAATGTCAATCCCAAGACGGGAGTTCACGAGTCGCGGCCTTAAAGACCGTAACGCGTAGTCAGCAACGGAATTCGGCACAGAGACCGAATTGTTGATGACTGCGCGCATTATTGTCTCGGCGACCTCAATAGAGAGGCCGTCGGTTGCCGACGCGTAATCCCCAGAAACAAGGGACCACTCGGGGTGGGGGGAGAATTGGGAAAGGGAATCGGCCGTGACGTCCCCTCTTAGCAACCACTTTTTCCTACTAAGTCTGGAGTACATAGACTTATGAAGGGGCTTTAGCACAAACGCTTCAGCTGGTTGACGAGAGAGGGGCCGTGGCTTACCCGCGGACTGGACGACGGTCAGCTCGGCAACGTACTCACCATAGGGTGACCGTTGCGTTCCAAGGACTACATCTAGGTAGCTAGAGTGGTCAATATCTGAACCGAGTACGCCTCCGGAAGAGCGCGGGCAGCCGACGGCTGCGGAGAGAGGGGGTACAGTGGTGACGGCAAAGTCCTCGTAAACGGACTTGTCCCACCCAGGAGGAAAGAGACGAGACGTCTCATTCTTGACAAATTGAAGGTACCCCTCAGGAAGGGCCGGTGGTGAGCCGGCGAAGCACCGAGCAACTTTTTGAATGAGAGGAGCCTCCATGCACCGACAGGAGTCGGGGAGGATCTTCTTAATCGACTGGAAAGCCATGACGACCTCCTGCTCCCATGACGGGAGTGGAGTCGCCAAGTAGCGCTTAACAGATGTTGCGAGGTCCGAGCAGGTGGCGGAGCTCGGGGGAAGGCGGAAGTAGGGGGCGGGAAGGAGGAACGTCTTCTCAAAGGAGGAAACGTTGGTGGAGACGGCCGTAATGGTACGACGTCGAAAGTCACGACATTGTCGTGGCGGGTCTGGTGCACTCCCTACTGACATTACAATTCGTAAGTCGCTGCTAAGCGCGGAATGTGTTCAGGGATGGTCAGAGGCCC